CGGCTACACCCTCAAATTCGCCAGCGTCTATTGCACGTCCGCCATGGCGACCTGGACGATGGTGACGGTTACCGACACACATTTCCTAGTGATTCTCGAGCGCGAGGAAACGGCCGCGGCGGCTGCATGAGCAAGATCGTCATCGGCCGGGCCGGGAAGCGCGACGCGAAGCTCGACGTCGACGCGCTGCTGCGATCGCGCATGCTCGTCCAGGCGAACAGCGGCAAGGGAAAATCCTGGCTCATCCGGAGGATGGCGGAGCAGCTCTTCGGGAAAGTGCAGGTGATTCTGATCGATCCCGAGGGCGAATTCGCAACGCTGCGAGAAAAGTTCGGCTACGTGCTCGTCGGCAAAGGGGGCGAGACGCCGGCGGATCCCCGCTCCGCAGCTCTCGTGGCGCACAAGCTGCTCGAGCTGCGCGCCTCGGCCGTTTGCGATCTCTACGAAATGAAGCCGGCGGCGCGGCACGAGTGGGTGCAGAGATTCGCGGAAGCGCTGATCGACGCACCGAAGAACCTGTGGCATCCGTGCGTGATCATCGTCGACGAGGCGCATACCTTCTGCCCGGAAAAAGGTTCCGGCGAATCCGTGGCCGCCGAAGCGGTGATCGGCCTGGGCACGCGCGGCCGCAAACGCGGATTCGCGCTGATCGTGGCCACGCAGAGGCTGGGAAAGTTGCGCAAGGATCTCGCCGCCGAGCTGCTGAACGTGATGATCGGAGGCACGTTCATCGATATCGACCGCAAACGCGCGGCCGACGCCCTGGGCGTATACGGCAAGGATCAGCACAAATTCTTCGACGAGATCAAGCTGCTCGAGCGCGGCAGCTTCTACGCCCTGGGCCCGGCGATATCGCAGGAGCGGATCCTGGTGAAAGTGGGCCCGGTGGAGACGACGCATCCGGAAGCGGGCAGCGCGAAGCATGCAGCCGAGCCGCCTCCCGCGCCGGAAAAAGTGCAGGCCATGCTGCCGAAGCTGGCCGATCTGCCGAAGACGGCGGAAGAAAAGGCGCGAACCGAGGCCGAGCTCAAGCGCGAAATCCGCGACCTGAAAAGCCAGTTGCGCACGGCGCCGGCGAAAACGCAGGAGGTGCGCGTGGCCGATCCGAAGGCGATCGAGCGTGCTGCGGCGGCCGCGGCTAAGAAATTCGCTCCGTTTCGCGTGCTCCTGGAAGAGGCCGTGAAAATCATCGTGAAGGTGAACGCGATCGGTTTCGAGGATACGGCGCTGAAGCCGGAACAGATTCAGCAGGCTCTCGAAGCCACGGCCAAGGAAATCGCCCGGCTCGCAAAACAGAGCCTCGCGGGCAGGCAACGCGAATTCGATCAGCTCAAGGCGGACGCGAATCGCCTGTTGCTGCGCATGAAAAAAACCCTCGAAACGGAGGAAGTGAAGATCGATCTCGACGTGACGAGAAACGAGCCCGTCACGGTCCGCGCGCCGATCCCCGCGCCGCGCCCAGCTCGCCCGCCGGCCGCCGTCGACAATGGCGACCTTACGCCGTACCAGCAGGATATTTTGAACGCGCTCGCGGATCTCGAGGCGATCGGCCAAACCGAACCTTCGTGGCCGCTGGTGGGAGCTGCCGCCGGCAAAAGCAGCGCATCGAGCACGTTCGAGCGATATGCGGCAAGGTTGCGGTCGGCCGGCTTCGTGGATTATCCCAAGCCGAATCGCTTGCGGCTGACCGAGGAAGGCCGCGCCCGCGCGAGCGCCAGCCCGGCGCCGCTTTCCTCGCAGGAGATCCAGGAGCGCGCGTGCGCGCTGACCAATCCATATCAGGCCGAAATCATGAGGGTCTTGATCAGCGCCCATCCCGAAGCGCTGCCGATCGAGGAAATCGGCGCGCGAAGCGGGAAGGCGCACGGAAGCAGCACGTTCGAGCGCTACCTTGCCGCGCTCACTTCGATGGAGATGATCGAGCGGCCGCGGCCGAAAACGGCCAAAGCGGCGGACTGGATGTTCGTCGAGTGAAAAGTTTCGGGCGGGGAGATCCAACACAGAAAGGCTGAGGGGCAAAAAAGGGGAATTATAGATGACTCCCGCAAGAAAAGAAAGGAAATACCATGAGCGATTTGTACTCGAAATCCGATTACGGCGCTGTTGCCAAGGAGCCATGCACTTGTGTTAGGTGCGGGGAATGCGGTGGCACTGGAAACGTCTGGCGCAATTACGACAGTCTCGGACGATATGCGGGCGGAATAGACGATCTAAGCGACTTAGAATCTTGTGATGTATGCCACGGAGGAATTACAGAAGTCTGTGATCGCTGCCGTCTGCTCGAAGAAATGTACGAGGATGCCCAAGAACACGAAGAGAGACAGCAACGTGCGGGGCTTCCCTAGGGACTCATAATTCCCCAAAAAAGCGAGCAATGGAGAGCAATTCAAACAATCCCCGCCCGGAAGACAGCCCCGGTTTCGGCGAGCCGAAGATCGGCGACCGCGTGAAGCTTTGCGGCGGCCATCGCTGGGCCGGCTATTCGGGCACCTACATCGCCGACCGCGAATTCTACTTCCAGGGCGAAAGCCGGCCCGTGGTGAAGATCGACAACACGCGCGAGGAAGTGTTCGTTTCCGATCCGGAGACGCAGATGAGGAAGCTGTGATTCTGATCGTGGCCGGCTGGTGGCGCGGCGCCTGCTGCAGCGGATGCCGCAAGGCGCGCTGCACGCGCTGCCCGGCGGAAGTTGCCGTGCACGCCGCGGACGTCGCCGTCGCCCCGCAGAGCGAGATCGTGTGCGCGGCCATCGAGGGAGGCGCGGCGGCCAAGCCCGTCTTCGCGGCTGACCCGAACAGCTACAACCTCGCGGAGCCGGGAGAGAGCGTACTCGTCGGGACTTACAAACTTGTCGAGACGCGCCGCATCAGCATGCTGGCAGAGGCGAAGACGGCGCCGAACAAAGACGCGGAGACTGGCTGATGCCTGAGATCGAGCCGAAGCGGTACCCGCTGGTGTGGCCGCACGACTGCCCGCCACGCCGGGTGGCGTGAATTCGAGCTGTACAAATCACAAACGAGGAGGAGGATCAAAAAATGACCTGGAGTTTTGCATTTCACGGAAAAACGAAGGCAGTACGCCGGGAGATCGAAAAACAGAACCAGAAGTTCTCTATTGAGGGCGAGCAAAAGGCATACGATGCCGCGAAACTCGTCGTTATCGGAACATTGGATTCAATGAGCGACTCCGATCACGTTTTCGTCTCCGGGAACGGCAGCGCCGGCGAGGCGTGCATCACGACAACACGCGCGAGGAGAGGAAGCTCCTCGATCACGCCGGGATTGGCCTCGATGCGAGTGTTCGTTTCCGATCCGGAGACGCAGATGAGGAAGCTGTGATTCTGATCGTGGCCGGCTGGTGGCGCGGCGCCTGCTGCAGCGGATGCCGCAAGGCGCGCTGCACGCGCTGCCAGGCGGAAGTTGCCGTGCACGCCGCGGACGTCGCCGTCGCCCCGCAGAGCGAGATCGTGTGCGCGGCCTGCTTCCTGGCCGCCCCCGAAGCGAGCCGGTTTCCGGAATCGTTCCTCGGAATTGTGCGTGCGGCCGTGGAACGCCGGCGGCGCGAGATTGCGATCGCGGGGAACTGAGGAGGGGAAAATGGACGCACCACAAAAGACGATCACCGAAAGCCAGAGACTGGAGCTGCTGGGCCTGCCTGACTGTGGCGCAGCGGGAAATGTCGCTAGAGTGGGACGAATCGTCGCTAGAGTGGGACGAATCGTCGCTAGAGTGGGACGAATCGTGGCCGCGGCTCGCGAAATCACGGGCGAAGAAGATCCGAGCGGGCACTGCGCCGACGCCGTTTACGGCGGTCGCGATCCGCAAGACGCGCTGCTCGAGCTGCTCTGCAAGCTCGGAATTGTAGTCACGTGACGCGGATCATCTGCTCCGAGTGCGGCGCCGAGATCCGGATTTCGGGCGGAATGGGATCGCCCGACAGGGAAAGCATCGAGATCTGCGCCGCGTGCGACGCGAAACTGAAGCGCGAGGCCGACCGCGTGGCCGCGACCGCCCGCGAGGCGCATCCAGCGCCGCAAACCGTGGCGCAGTTCATCCGCGAGCTCCTGCCGCACGCGAACGCCGCGAGGCGCGCGGGAAAATGCGAGCTGTGCAATCGGCTTCGCGCTGTGAGCGAAATCGAACGGATGGGCATCGATCCGCGAACGCAAAGGTTTATTCGAGTCCGGCTCGGCTGGTGCGGGGTCTGCTGAAAAAAACGGATCGGGGTCCGCGAAAGAAACTGCCCGAGTTCCTCCTCTTCTCGATTCACCGCTATCCGCAGCGCCAGAAACGTTTTTGTCGCGGGATGCAGTCTCTGCCTTCCCCTTGCTTTTCGGCGCCCCGATCCTGCTCCGAATTGTGCCACGCCTGGGTAGTGACTAGATCGGAAAAGCGTGATCGGATGACGTTCCCCGTCCTGCTAGAATGCCCCAAGATGGACACGTGCACATCAAGGTAGAAGTCCAAATGGACTCGCTTGTGCGGCTCACGGCGGAAGTGCTGCGCCAGCTTCCTTATGCGACGAATGCCGCGATCACTCGCACTGCGAAAGAAGCCGTGGCGGCGGCGCAGCGAGAAGCCGGCGAACGACTGCAGATCCGCAAGAACTTCATTTTGAAGCGAATCAGGATTCTGCAGTACTCGCGCGTAGGCAATCTGACGGCGGTGATCGGCGTCGATCGGAACGTGCAAGGCTCGCCGCTGATTCTCGGCTTTCTCGAATCCGGGCAAAGCGGCGAGAAAACCGGATCGGGCGGCGAGGGCGTCGCCGTGCCGCTGACGGGCTCGCCGGCGCGACCGTCGTTTCCGCAAAGCGTGCCGGCGTCGCTGCGCTACACGAACCTGAAGCTCGTGAATCGCAAAGGAAGGAAATCCACGTACGTCGTGCCCGGCGTTGGAGTGTTCGAGCGGCTCGCTGCCGGCGGACGCAAGTGGGACCGCGCGTCGAAGAGGCTGATCACCGTCGACCAGAGCGACACGGTGGAGATTTATGCGTTCAAGCCGAGCGTGCCGCTCGCGACGCACGTGCATTTGCGCGAGGCGATGCTCGCCGTGATCTCGCAGCGATTCGCCGCGATCTTCACAGAGGAATTCGAAAAGGAAATCCGCGCGCGCGCTGCGCATTTATCCCGCTAAAAGGAAGAAAAAGCGAAACCGCTGGCGCGGGTCCTTCCCGGCCGCCGGCCGGTTTGCGGGTGACGGCGTCCGCGATTTGTGACCAGCGACTGAGGGCTGCGGATGGACTTGACTTTACTTTCGTGAAAAAGCGCAAACGCGAAGTCCCGGCCACAAAACCCGCGATCGTGAACGCGGAAAAGCTCGCGGCGTTTTTCAATCTGACGAAGCAGCGCGTGCACCAGCTCGTCGCCGAAGGCCTGCCGCGCGAGCTGCGCGGGAAATACGATCGCGAGAAATGCGCGCAGTGGTACATCCGCTACCTGCAGGCGGCGATCGAGAAGAAGGCGATCCCGCTCGAGCCGGGCGCGTTCGCGACCGAGCAGCAGGAGAAGGTGCGCAACATGCGCGCGGCCGCGGACCTGAAGGAGATCGATCTCGCGCAGAGGCGCGGCCAGCTCGTAGCGATCGACGACGTCGAGAGGGAAATGACGGACCTGGTGCTCACCACGAAGGCGCGCATCATGTCCGTGCCGGCGCGCCTTGCGCCGGAGCTCCTGGGCGAGACGTCGCGCGTGATGGCCCAGGCGAAGATCGAGAAGGCGCTGAAGGAAGCGCTCGTGCAGCTTGCGAGCAAAGGAGAGACGAATGGCTGAAAAGATCAAGTATCTCGGTGCAACGACCCGGAACCCTTTAGACCTGACGACCTTCCGCGACGAGGGCTATCTGCAGGAGGCCAATCGTCGATTCTTCCATCCGCTCGGCCTGGCGTTGGAGCTAGACATGGAGACGAACACGCTCCGCGTCTGGGATTATCGCGAGGATCCCGAGGGAATGATCTTTGCCGAGGGAGAGGACCTGCGGCCGAAGGCACAGCGCATCGCCGATCTCATGCACGCGCGGCTCGCGCCACGTATGAAGGCTCTGAGCTTTTTCGTCCAGCCAGCCGAGCCATTTCAACCGCGGCCTATGAACAATGCCTGAGCTCGCGACGCACGAATCGGCTGCGGCGAATTTCCGCGCGGCGGTGGCGCGCTCCTGGAAGCACTACGAGCCGCCGGCGGACCTCAGCGTGAGCGAATGGGCCACGCGCAACCGCGTGATGCCGAAAGGGACGAGCCCGCGGCCCGGACCGTTCAGGCCCGAAAAGTTCCAGATCGAAATGATGGACGTGGTCCTCGACCCGAACGTCCACGAGATCGTGGTGCAGAAATCGACCCAGGTGGGCTACTCGGACGCGGTGCTGAACAACATCGTGGCGTATTTCATCGACGTCGATCCCAAGCCGATCATGATGGTGCAGCCCACCATCGACAACGCCAAGGACTACGGGAAGAAGCGGATCACGCCGATGATCCAGGCGTGCCCGGCCCTGCGCGCGAAGATCAAGGACCCCACCGCCCGCCGCGCCGGCAACACGCTCGCGCTGAAGGAATTTCCCGGCGGCTTCCTGAAGCTCACCGGCGCGAATTCCGGCGCCGGCCTGCGCTCCGATCCCGTGCCGGTGGTGCTGCTGGATGAAATCGACGGCTATCCGCTCGACGTCGAGGGCGAGGGCGATCCGCAGGCCATCGCCACGCGCCGCACGGACGCTTTCGCGGATTTCAAGATCGTGCGGGGGTCGACACCGGCGAAGCCGAAGGGCATCTCGCCCGTGGAGCGCGAATTCGAGCGCAGCGACAAGCGCCGCTTCCACGTGCCCTGCCCGGCGTGCCAGCACAGCCAGGTGCTCTGGTGGCGCGATCCCGCAACCAAGCAGTACCGCCTTTACTACGAGCTCCAGCCCAACGGCCAGGTGCGGCCGGATTCCGTGGCGTTCGTGTGCGCGAAATGCAGCGCGAAGATCCCGGAGCGCTTCAAACAGCAGATGCTCAACGCCGGCGAGTGGATCGCGGAATTCCCGGACCGGCCGATCGCCGGCTTCCACCTGAACGCGCTCTATTCGCCCTGGCGCGACAACTGGGCCGCGCTCGCGCAGGAATGGGCCGAAGCCAATCACGAAAAGAATCCGGAGAAGCTGAAGGCCTTCGTGAACCTGCGCCTCGGCGAGACGTGGGAAGAGCAGGGCGATTCGATTGAGGCGCTCGCGCTGAAGTCGCGGCTCGAGGAATACAAAGCTGAAGTGCCCGAGGGCGTGGGCCTGCTCACGGCGAGCGTGGACGTGCAGAACGACCGCCTCGAGGCCGTGGTGAAAGGCTGGGGCGCGAAGGAAGAATCCTGGCTCATCGCCTACCAGCAGATCTTCGGCGACCCCGGCCAGGAAGACGTCTGGAACGAGACGGACACCTTCCTGCTCTCCGCCTGGGAAACGGCCAGCGGGCAAAAGGTGAAGATCTCGAGCGTGATGGTCGATTCGGGCGGCCAGCACACGGATTCCGTCTATCGTTTCGTGGCCGCGCGCCAGGCGCGCCGGATTTTCGCGCTGAAGGGATCGAGCGAGGCCGGCAAGGAGATCGTCGGCAAGTTCTCGGTGAACAACCGCTACCGCGTGAAGCTTTTCACCATCGGCACGGACACGGCCAAAGACCGCATCTTCGCGAGGCTGAAGATCCCGTCGCCGGGCCCGGGCTACCTGCACCTGCCCAATTTCGTCGAGGATGAGTACCTCGCGCAGCTCACCGCGGAGAAAGCCGTGCGGCGCTACAAAAAGGGCCAGGGCACGGTGCGGGAATACATCAAGACGCGGGCGCGCAACGAGGCGCTGGACCTCGAGGTCTATGCGCTGGCCGCGCTTTACGTCCTCGGCCAGGCCACGATCCGCAAGCTCGGCGAGCTGGCCGAGGCGCTGAGGAAGCCTCCTGACCCTAAGCCCGGCGGATCGGGAGGCCAGGGCGGACCGTCCGGCGCGGCGCCGCAAAGGCCCAACAGAGGCTCGAGCTGGGTGCAGGGCTGGCGATAGGCCGCCTGTACGCCGGTACAGGCGCGACGCCCTGTCCTTCTTTCCGTGAACCGATTGGAAACACGCGGCCTAAATACCCGGTTCGGCAAAATGCGGCCCGTCGTATCGTGGATGGAGTTCTGCGGCCGTCCGCGGGAGCGCGTCCCGAAAAACGTGCAGGCTTCTCCTTAGCGGCCACCCGTCCAGCTAGCTAGGGAATTCTTTCCTTCCGAAACACGTGTCCGCGAAAAAACACATCCTGGTCCCGCGCGGGTTCACCGCAGCCGATCTCACGCCGCCGCTCCTTCATTCCGAAAAATTCCATCGCATGACCCGGCAGGAGGCGAGCGCCCTCGCGCGAGCCGGCCGGATTCGTGCGCTCGGCGACAGCGGAAAAATTTGGCAGCTCACCGATGATTCGCTGGCTCGGCCGAGCTGGGAGAGCGGCGGCGGCCGGATCTCTCTCGAGGTGCCCGTTTCCGTGCAGGCGCTGATGGCCGCGGAAATGCGCCGGCCTCGGGCCTGGTGCGTTACCTGACAATGGCGAGAAAAAAGAAAAGCGACGTGGCCGATCTCGTCACGCGCTACACGCGCGCGCGCGAAGCTGGCAAGCGCGGCTACGAACGCGCGGACCGCCTGATTCACGAGATCGCCGCGGCCGTGGGGCCCGGCGAGGAAATCCAGCTCAGCGAATCCGGGCGAAAAGCGGTGCTGGTCGACCGGTTCGCGGATGCCGAGGGCAAAGGCGTCATCTGGACGCCGTGCGCGGCGCGGCGCTGGGAGCTCAAGATCATCGAGCCCTGAGCGCCCCCGGAAAATCCCCTGGAAATGAAGTGCCTGCATTCCCGCGAGGCAAGCCTCGAAACAGCGCGCTAGGAGCAACTCCATGAACTTCAATCCCGTGTTTCGCGATCATCTCGGAAGGCCGATCGAGCCTCCCGCGCCGGAAAAGCTGGTGAAGCTGAAGGCGGTCAAGGTGGCGATCACCCTTTTGATTGCGGCCCCGCTCCTGATGGCCGCCGCGACGCAGATCAACCTGGCCACCCAGGTAAAGGGCATTCTGCCTGGCGCGAACGGCGGATTGAACGCAAACGCCGGTGCCTTCACCGGCATCCTTCGCGAAGCTTCGGGTACTGGTTCGGCAGCGGAACTTTCGGGCGATGCCACGACGTCGGGATCGAACGTCGTCACCGTTGCGAAAGTCGACGGCACCTCAGTTCCTACGAATTCCGCGGCGAACCAGATCCTCGTCACAACGGCATCGGCCACCGGCGGCTGGTCGACGATTCCGAACTGCACGTCCGGAGCACTGCAATACAACAACACGACGCAGGCTTTTTCCTGCGGAGCGGTTCTGACCGGCACCTTCTCCGATGCGGAAACGCCCTCGGGCTCGATCAACGGCTCGAATACCAGCTTCACGCTGGCGCACACGCCGAACCCCTCCGCGGACCTGCAGCTTTATCTGAACGGCCAGCAATTGATCGCCGGAGGCTCCGACTACACTCTTTCGACGGCCACGATCACGATGACGGCCGCGCCCAAGACGGGTGATGTTCTCATCGCGTTTTACAGGTACTAAGAGTGCTTCGACGCTATCGCAGGGCGGCGGCCATTCTTCTTCTGCTGGCGCTCGTCGCGTATCTTCCGGGCACGCGCGCCGCGCAGACGCTGATCAACCTGGCCACCCAGGTGATGGGGATCCTCGGAATTTCCCACGGCGGCACGGGCTTGAACGCCGTTCCGGGAACGAGCGGCCAGCTCATCTACAACAACGCCGGGGCGTATGGCGCCGAGGATCCCATCGTCAGCTACAACTACGTCAATTTGTTCAATGCGGCAGCCGCGACCGCCACGGCCACGAGCTCCGTCACTCGGGTTTCCACCTTCTCGCAGTACGGCACCCTGATCCTCACCTGGGCTTCGATCACCGGCTCGCCTTCCGCGTGCACGATCCAGATCAAGAGCGCCGATTCGCTCGGCAATCTGCTGAACAACGGCTCGGCGATCTCCGTCACGCCGTCGAATGGCACGACCGGGCAGGCGTTCACCCCCGCCTCGACGCTGGCCACTTCGGCGCAGATGGAAGCGGTCTACTCGTGCACCACCTACCCGACCGCCGGCACGCTCTCGCTCGAATTCGTCCCGGCCCTCTCGGCGGCGATCATCAACACGCCGCTCCAGGTGGCGCCGACGGGCTCGGCGAATACGGCGTCGAACCCGTTTTTCTTCGTGAACGTTCCGTCGAGCGCCTCCGGAGCGGCGAATTCCGCGTGCGACGTGAGCGCCACGAGCGCGACGACCTGCAAATCGAGCGCGGGCAACGTCGTCGGGTGGTTCGGCTACAACCCGAACCCGAGCGCCTGCTACATCCAGTTTTACAACTCGAGCTCGCCCACCATCGGCACGAGCCCGCTGCACGCGTTCGGAACTCCCGCGACCGGAGCCTTCAACGCCTCGATTCCGCCGTTCGCCTTTTCCACCGCGATCTCCGTGGCGGAAACGACGACCGCTTCGGGATCGACGCAGTGCGGCTCGGCCGTGATCTTTACCCTTCTCTATGACTAGCAGACAGGCGGCACAAAAACTTTTCGTTCTCGCGCTTATCGGCCTTCTCGCCGCGGCGCCGGCCGGCGCGGGAATTTCCTATGCCTCCGGCTCCTGCAAGGACGGAGGCAACAACGGCGGCTCGACGAACAGCCTGACGTTTTCATTCACCACGAGCTCGGGAGCGAACCGGGAGCTGGACGTTTGCCTGCAAGGCGATACGCTGGCGAGCGGCCACGACGACATCACCGGCGTCACGTACAACAGCGTCTCGATGTCGCTCGTCGCCAAGATGACGAACTCGAACCAGGACCGCTACTCCTATCACTACGAGCTCCAGAACCCATCGAGCGGCACGCACAACGTCGTCGTCAGCGCGACGAACAACCACTATCTGCTGGCGGGCGCGGCGGAGTACGACGGCGTGGCGCAGTCGGGGCAGCCCGACACGTCCGCAACGAACATCACCGCGAATTCAACCGTCGATGCATTGACGACTTCGGTCACCACCAGCACGAACAACGACTGGACCGTGCTGTGTGAAGGCGCGTACGACGCCGGCGGGGAACCAACCGCCGGGACGGGGGCGACGCTCCGCTGCGATGACGGGACTTACGGCACGTGGGGACTGTTCGACTCAAACGGGGCCATTACTCCGGCCGGGTCCTACAGCATGACGACGGACCGCGGCGGCAGCACATTCATCACGCACATCGTTGCCGCGCTCAAGCCCTACGTCGCGGCAGGCTCCTGCGCGCCATCGCTCGCGGCGACCGGCGCAGGATGCCAGTGACGGCGGGAGCCGGGTACAAGTAGATGAGTCAACAAACCGATTGGTTTACAGGGGACGGCCACACGCAGGCCTTCGCCCTCACGTACACACCTTCGCCCGCCAGCTCTCTGCAGGTTTTCTGGAACGGCCTGCTGCAGCCTCCAGGCGAGTACAGCCTGGCCGGCGGCGAGCTCACCACAGACTTCCTGCCCATCGCGGGGGACTCGGTTGCCGCCGTCTATTTCTACGCGCCCTCGTCTCCTTCGCCGCCGCCTCCGGGCCCGGGAGACGGCGCCGGGCCGATCATTCCCGATTATGTGCCGCGCCACTTCGCGCAGGGAACCACCGTCAAATTCACGCGCTCGCTTCCGGAGTTTTCGCCTTCCGGCGGCTGGGGCTACACGCTCTATCTGAACGGCCTGGCCCAGAAATTAAACAAGGCCGCCACGGAGCAGGATCCTGCGACGTTCCTCATCGAGCTCACGCCGACGGACACCGGAGGGCTCGCCCCGGGGCCCTACCGGTACGCGGAGCGCCTGGTCAACGACGGCAGCGTGGATTCGTCGCTCGCCGGCGAGACGTACGACATCACGGGCGACGAGTTGGTGATCATCGTCGAGCCGAGCGCGGCCAGCTCGGCAGCCGGCGCGTTCCAGACGTTCGAGGAAAAGACTCTCGCCGCGATCGAAGCGGTGATCGCGAACCGCGTGAGCGGAGCGATCGTCCCCGGCGATATCGAGGCGTACCACATCGCCGGCCGCGCGGTCACGAAGATTCCGCTGAGGGAGCTGCTCGCGCTTCGCGGCATGTATCGCGCGGTGGTGTGGCGCCAGCAGCATCCCGGGAAACTCTCGAAGCCCTGGAAGGTGGACTTCTCGACCGAGGACGAGCGGACGAATCTCCCGCCCACCTGGCAGGACGTTACGGGCCTCGACTATTGATGAGCCACGTTCGCCGCATTCGCGTGAAGATCTTTGCCCCGCGGAACAAGGGCTTCGCCCGAAGGGTTTTCGCGGCCGCGCCTGGCCGCGCGTTCACCCAAAAGGGAATCGAGGAGATCCTCGACAGCGTCGCCGAGGCGGTCGAGAAGCTCTATCCGGGGCACGACTACTCCCTGGTGCAGACCGGACCTGAGAGCTTTAACTTCGTGTGGCGATCGGAGAATTCCGGAAAGGTGGCCGCGTGAAACGCGCGCGCCCGGCGGCATCGGGGTGGTTTGCCGGCATTCGCGATCGCGTGGCCGGCTGGTTCGCCCCGCCCGCGCACGGCAGGCGCAACCTGACGCTCTTCAACGGCAGCGTGGGCTCGCGTCTCACCATGGACTGGGTGAACGCGCCGATCCTTTCCGCCGACCAGGAGATCAAGGGCAACCTGCGCATCCTGCGCGGCCGCGCCCGCGAGCTCAGCCGCAACAACGCGGTGGCGAAAAGCTACCTGAAGATCCTCGTGGCCAACGTGCTGGGCGAGCGCGGCATCGGCTACCAGCCGCTGGTGCGCAACAACAACGACGAGCTGAACCAGCAGTTCAACCGCAAGATCGAGAAGGCCTGGAAGGAATGGTGCCGCCGCGGGAACTGCACCGTGGACGGCAAGCTGAGTTTCCGCGCCGCGCAGAGCCTGGTGCTGCAGACGGTGGCCACGGATGGCGAAGCCTTCGTGCGCATGGTCCCGGGGTTCGACAACAAATACCGCTTCGCGCTGCAGATGATCGACGCGGACCAGGTGGACCACCTCTTCAGCCGCTGGCCCTCGCCGGGCGCGGGGCGCAGCGCCGCCGAGAACGAAATCCGCATGGGCGTGGAGGTGGACGTGTGGGGCCGGCCCGTGGCCTATCACGTGAACCCGGCGCATCCCTCCGACCTGGGCGGCTCGCTTTTGCGCGAGCGGATCCGCGCGGAGTACATCCTGCACCTCTACGATCCGCTGCGCGTGCAGCAGACCCGCGGGATCCCCTGGTTCACGCCCTGCATGCTCGAAATGCGCATGGTGGGCGGCTACATGGAGGCGGAGCTGGTGGCCGCGCGGGTGAGCGCCGCAAAAATCGGCTTCCTCGAGCACACGGACGACGCAGCCTACGAAGCGCCCACCGAAGACGAGCACCGCCGCATCGAGGCCAATCCCGGCGTGATCGAGGAGCTTCCTCCCGGGCTCAGGTTCAAGGAGTGGAATCCGGAGCATCCCGCGAACGCCTTTCCCATGTTCGTGAAGGCCGCGCTGCGCTTCATCGCCGGAGGCCTGGGCGTCTCCTACAACGCGCTGGCCGCGGACCTCGAGGGCGTGAACTACAGCTCGATGCGTTCGGGCCTGCTGATCGAGCGCGATCAGTGGAAGATCTGCCAGAGCTTCATGAAGGAAAACTTCCTCGAGCCCGTATTCAAAAACTGGCTTTCGATGGCGCTGCTTTCGGGCGAGCTGGTGCTCGATTCGCGCGATCCCGGCCGTTTTCTCGAGGGCAAGTGGGAAGCGCGCGGCTGGCCCTGGGTGGATCCGCTCAAGGACGTGCAGGCCTCCATCCTCGGCATCGGCGCCGGCCTGCGCACGCGCGATCGCATCATCGGCGAGGAGGGCGGAGACGTGGAGGAAGTGTTCGAGCAGATCGCGCGCGAAAAGAAGCTGGCCGAGCAGTACGGCCTGGAGTTCACGGTCGACGCGCGCCCGCCGGTGATCGACAAGGGGCCGAAGGAGCAGGAGACGCCGTCGGATGAAGAGCCGGTCGAACCCGAAGCCACAGTGGAAGCCAAGGGCGGCCGAAAACTCGTAGCGATAGGAAGAAGCTGAGATGGCCGAGAAAAACACCAAGCGCGTGGCCGGCGAGGACCTGACGTCGGACGCCTTCGCCTATGTGGGCGACGCGAAAAAGAAATCCACCTGGCACCTGCCCATCAAATTCAAGAGCGAGGCCAAGACCAAGCGGCATATCCGCAACGCGATCAGCCGCTTCGACCAGACGGACATGCCCGACAAGGCCGAGAAGGAAAAGGCCTGGAAGCGCATCGTGGCCGCGGCCAAGAAATACGGGATCGAGGTTTCGAGCGAACAGGACGGGAAGAAAAGCTCGGTCGTCGAGCAGCAGCGCCAGGCCGAGGTGCGCGCCGGCCGACTGAGCCGCGGCGTGGCCGCCGACCCCGAATCGGACGATCCCGCGCTGGCCTGGGACGATGCGGGCTGCGCGGAATCGCGCGACGGCGAACTTGAAGATCTCGACGAGCTGCCCATGCTCTCGCGCGACTTCCAGATCGAGGAGATGCGGCCGGTGCGCATCGTGCGCAAGGCCGGGAAGCGGGATTGCGATCCGCTCGAGCCGGACGAGATCAAGGACGTGGACGACAGCGACGGCGAAGAGGGCGACGACGATCTCGGAGCCGCCGAGCCGCTCGACGATCCGAACAAGCCGCGCGGCACGGAAGACGGCGAGCAGGAGCTCGAGGCCGAGGGCAAGGCAAAAAAGAAAAAGAAGGGCCGCAACACGTTCGCCATCAGCATCAGCTCGGAGTATCCCGTGGAGCGCTGGTTCGGCCGCGAGATCCTCGATCACTCGCCCGAATCGGTGGATCTTTCGCGCGCCCAGCTGGGGCTGAGCTTCCTCGATTCGCACGATATGCGCGCCATCGTGGGCATCGTGGAGGGCGTGCGCGTGGCGGACAAAAAGCTCCGCGGAGTGGTCCGCTTCAGCGCCAACCCGGCGGCGCAGGCGGTGAAGCGCGACATGCGCGACAAGATCCGCAAATTCATCTCCGTGGGCTACGCGGTGAAGGAATACAAGCTCGAGGAATCCTCGAAGGAAAAGGGCGACACCTACCGCGCCTCGAGCTGGATGCCGATGGAGGCCAGCTCCGTGAGCGTGCCGGCCGATCCCACGGTGGGCGTGGGGCGCGCGCACGATGGCGAGCGCACCTATCCCGTCGTCGTCGCCAGAGTGAATTCGGAAACTCGCAGTAATCCGGACGCGGCCCAGGCCGCCCCGACTCCAACCGCGCCGGCGGCACCGGCACAAGCAGCACGAAGGAAGGTCACCGTGGAACCCATCACAGTGGAAGAATTCCGGAAGGCCGCCGCGGAAATCGCGCGGCTCGGCAAATTGCATGGCATCGAGCAGGAGCGCATTGCGAAGTGGATCGAGGAAGGGAAGACCGTCGACCAGGTGTCGCGCGAAATCCTGGCCGAAATCCAGACGCGCGGCGGGCGGCCGCTCGAGCAGCCCGCAAGCGAGGCGGCGAGGGAGCATTTCGATCTCAGCGATCGCGAGCAGAAGCAGTACAACCTGGCGCGGCTGATCCTGGCCGCGGCGGACGGAGCCGAGGGGCGAAAGGTGGAGAACTGCATGGAGATGGAAATCTCCAACGAGCTCCGCAAGCGCGCCGTGCAGGCCGGACGCTCCGTTCATTCGGCGGGCGTGTTCATGCCCTGGTCGATCCGCCATTCCATTACCCCGGATATCGCCCAGCGGTTCCCGCAGCTCGTCCCGGAGAAGCGCGCCGGCCTCTACACCGGCGGCTCGACCGTGGGCCAGACGCTCGTCTTCACCGAACCCGGCGAGTTCATCCAGTACCTGTACAACCGGATGCGCGTGAAAGAGCTGGGCGCTCGCACAATCGCGGGACTCCGCGACAACGTGAGCTTCCCGAGGCAGACGGGCCGCGCCACCGGCTCGTGGGTCACCGAAAATCCCGGCGCGGACGTCGCGGATTCGAACCTGACCCTCGGCGCCATCACCAGCTCGCCGAAGACCTACCAGTCTTCCTCGAGCTATTCGCGGCAGTTGCTGGCGCAGGCCGTGATCGACGTGGACACCCTCGTCCGCGAGGATCTGGCCCGCGATCTGGCGCTGGCCGTCGACAGCGTCGCCATCCAGGGCGGCGGATCGAACCAGCCCAGCGGGATCATGGCCACCACCGGCGTGCAGAGCTTCACGAACGAAAACGACGCCGGCAACGGCGCCTCGCCCGACTGGAACGACATCGTCAACATGACGGAGCTGCTCGAAGCGGCCAACGCCGACCAGCTCGGCGAGGGAGGCTGGCTCACCACGCCGGGAATCAAATCGCGCCTCAAGCGCACCGCGCGTTTGGGCAACACGATCGGATTGCCCATCTGGGCGGACGACGACACGGTGGACGGCTACGAAGCGCGCTCCACGAACCAGGTGCCCTCGAACGAGACCGAAGGCAGCGGGTCGAACCTGCACGTGCTGATCCGCGGCGTCTTCGAAACGCTGCTGATCAACATGTGGGGATCCGGATTCGAGTTCATCGTCGATCCCTACCGGCTGAAAAAGCAGGGCATGATCGAATTGACCACGTTCATGCTGGTCGATATCGTCCTGCGCTATCCGGTGGCGTTCGTCGTCTCGAAATACAACATCACGTAAGCGCTTTCGGCGCCCGCGTGAATTTGCCGGGCCTCGCGCCTATCCCTCTCGGCGCGGGGCCCGCGTCCGTTCCCCGGAAAGGAAGTGTGAAATGGCACCTAACGCCGTTCGGAAGATCCGCCTGAAGCGCTCGATCATCATGGGCGGAAACCATGCCCAGAAGGGCGAAGTGTACGAATGCCCCGCGCCGCTGGCTCACGAGCTGGTGGGTTCGGGGTCCGCGGAATACCACGAGGACCACGCCGCGGCAGTGGCGAAGGAAAACCAGATGGGCGTCACGGTTCACGCGCCGCATCACAACGATCCCGAGCCGCGCAAGATTGCCGACGCGCCGCCCAGGCCCAAAGCGAAGACCGGGGGTAACTGATGCCGATTCCCTCGTCCGCGGCCGCCTTCGGCGACGCCGATATTCCGGCGCTCCTGGCGGACATGGGCATCGCCGTCAGCGTGGGCGGCGTGAACGGCGTGGGCCTGCTCGACGAGGCGGACCAGATCCTCGTGCAGGATGCGGAGCGCGGGGAAGTGGTGGTGCTGGCCACCACGCTCACCGTACAGACTTCCGCCTTCCCCGCGGCTGCCATCGGCCAGCCCGTCGCGGTGGGCAGCCGGAATTTCACAGTGCGCGACCGGCAGCGCATCGGCGACGGCGGATTGACGAAGCTGCTCCTAGGTTCGACCTAAAGAAGTTCTCAGGAGAGAGGAAACCATGTCGAAGAAAACCACGACTTTCGGATTCACGGTCCCGGATTACGGCGTGGCCGTCGACGAATCGGCCGCGGGCAATCTGGCGGCGATCGACGCTGCGATCGCGTCGGTCTCGGCCACCGAGGCGCATTCAACGGCCGGCGCAATCGCGCTCAAGCAGGGCACGGCATTCGTCACCGGCAGCTCGGCTCTGGCCATGACGCTCGCCGCGCCGACGTCCGGAGCGCAGAGCGCCGGCGGAGACGACGGCAAAGTGCTGCGGATCGTCGGCACCACGGCGCAGGCGCACACGGTAACGACGCCTTCGAACAAGCTGAACGGCGCGAAGCACGTCGCCACGTTCGCGAACGCGGGCGATACGCTCGCGCTCGTGGCCTATGGCGGCGTTTGGTACGTGCTATCCACCACCACGACGCTCTCATAATCCATGGCGTCCTCGATTCGCGAGCAGATTGTGGCGGCGCTGATCGCGGCGCTGAACGGATCGAGCGGGATCAGCGGGCTCAGCATCCACCGCGAGCGCACGAGGCCGATCGAGACGGATTCGCTGCCGGCGATCATGGTCTATTTCGAGGACGACGC